TTGTATATATATAAGTATCGAAGATTTGATGAAAATAGTTTGAATGCATTGAAGAATAATGAAATTTGGTTTTCTAGAGGTGTTAAGTTTAATGATCCTTTTGATTGCTCTTTAAATGTTCCTATTACATTAATGTCAATAACATCTATAAGAAAGTTTATTAACGTTAATAAGAATAACAGTCTATTATTGGAGTTGGCAAAAAATAATGAGGATTTAATTGATTTTATAGTTAACCAACAAATTGAAAAGAATAGGGAATATATAGAGAACAATAGTATTGAACGGACAGATCTTTATCCGGTTTATGAACTCGTAATGGCATCATTGTCAAGAGCATTTATATGTTGTTTTTCTCAGACTGCAACAAATTCTTTATTATGGTCTCATTATTCTAATTCACATACTGGTTTTTGCCTAAGATTTAAGAAAGATGTGTTATTGAATGATTTGTCGTTATTTGATTATGGGGAGGTTAAATATACTAATGAACCAATAAACCTTATGGAAGGATTGTATGATAATAGCAATCCAGCTAGAAATATAATTTTTACGAAGGATGAAAACTGGAGATATGAACAGGAGTTTAGATTAGTTCATCAGGATGTGGCGAGAAATAATGAGGATGACTATAGAGTATGTAAATATTCTGATGAATCTATTGACTGCATTATACTAGGATATAACTCAAGCCCTGAGTGTTATCAAGAAATAAGAAAAATAATAAACGACAAAAAAATAATACTTAAAAAAATAGAACGTTCAAATTATGGGTTTAAATTATACGTGGGAACTGATAGATATTAAAGGTAACGAAATGAAAGTTTATAAATATAGAGGTGGGAATAAAAGCATTCTTAAGAGAGATCTGCGTAGTCTTTATAATAATGAAATTTATAGTGCGCCATTTAATTTATTGAACGATATCTTTGAAGCAAGATTTACAATAAATGAAAATCATTTTGCATTAAGTCAAATGCGATCTGTTATAAAAGAGCAAGATCTTAAAAAGATAAACGCATCGACTTTGAAAGTTTTACGGGAGTATGCCGATAATGTTAATGAATTTGGTATTTATTCATTGAGCAAAACGTTTGAAGATGAACTCCTTTGGGCTTATTACGCAGATTCTCATCGTGGATTTTGTCTTGAATATGAATTAGATGAACTAATGGAATACAGAATGAGGGATGAATTGGTCATTCCAGTTGACTATCAGGAAAAAATGCCTTGTATAACGGATATAGATCTTCTTGATTTCTTTGAAAGTAAGAAAATGGCAGGGAACTTGAATAGGAAGATGATAGGTACAAAATCTCTTCGATGGAAGCATGAGGATGAAGTTAGAATAGTTACAGGGCAATCAGGATTGTATAAATATAAACCATCAAGTTTAAAATCAATATATTTCGGTTGTAGATGTGATTCTAGATTTATAAAACTTGTAATGAAAGTCTTATGTGGTCGTGGTTTAAAATACTATAAAATGTCTATGAAGGCGGATACTTATAAATTAGAAAGAAATAGATTGGAGGATTGTTACAAGGGCCGGAGTTATAACAATAAAGTGCTTGCTACAGTCGAGAATGGTGTTCCATATATCTTCGAAGGTAATGAAAAATATGTTAAATACATTAATGTAGCAATAGATATTGTAAGGCGACTACCTGATTGCAAAAATATTTTCAATGCTGACTTGTCAGTCAATAAAGGTACTCCATCTAATCCGGTTGTATATGTTCAGTATGAGTCTATAGATGGAAGAATACAAAGTGAATATTATACTTTAAATGTATTAGATTATTATTTTAGGAAGCAAAGTAAGTCGGAATAAAATTGCATCATCAATCTTCTTTTTTCAATATATTGCGCATAATTGTAAGTCCCTCGAATGGAATTCTTATCAACATGCGCAAGCTGCATTTCAATCCAAGGGCTTTCAAAACCATGTTCATACAAAATAGTACTCATGGTATGCCTGAAGCCGTGACCCGTTAACCGACCATGATAGCCCAGTAGTTTTATCACTTTGTTGATACTGGCCTCGCTCATTGGCTTTCTGACATCGTTTCGTCCAGGGAAAACGAGACTGTAATTCCCAGTTACTTCTTGCAGCTTTTTCAGGATGCTGATCGCCTGAGTAGATAACGGAACCAAATGGGGGCGCGTTTCTTCATCCGTTCTTTGGGGATCTCCCATAAGGCATTATCTAAATCAAACTCAGCCCACTCCGCTGCACATAGTTCAATTGTGCGCACTCCGGTTAGCATCAACAGATGCGTGGCATATTTAGTGACTAAACTGCCTTGATAGTTTTCCAGAGCATTGACAAAATCAGGCAATTCACTTTCAGTAAGGAACGGGAAGTGTAGAGTTTTAGGCTTGTTGAGTGCAATAGCCAAGTCAGGAGCAAAGTTATATTTAGCCCGTCCGGTGGCGACGGCATAACGTAAAACCTCACCGCAGCGGCGGCGGATCTTACTGGTTTGTTCCAGTGCACCTCTTTTCTCTATTTTTTGCAGGACGGTTAGCAGCTCTAGTGGTTCAATCTGCTCAATTGGGCGCTGACCGATAAAAGGAAAAATATCCTTTTCCATACAATTGAGAACCTCTTTTGCATATCCCTCTGACCAGGTAGCTTTTTTCGATGAGTGCCATTCTCTGGCCACAGACTCAAAGCTGTTCTCATGCGCGAACTGCAAAGTTATCTTATTTGCTTTTCTGGCTTCACTTGGGTTGATCCCTTTGGCCAACATCGAGCGCGCTTCATCACGGCACGTGCTTGTGCCAATGACACATCGCCATATACGCCAAAGGAAATCATCTTTGGCTTACCTGCAAAGCGATAGCGGAAACGCCAGCCTTTGCTGCCCGTTGTGTCGATGAGGAGTGATAGGCCCATACCATCGTTAAGCGTATAGGGTTTGTCCTTCGGTTTTGTCTCTTTTTATTTGGATGTCAGATAGCAGCATATGTATAGAAAAAAGATCGAACTCAGTTATACACAATGTTATACGCAAAGATGTATAGATTCCATTAGAAATAATGGCATTTTGCTGGACAAGTAAAAGGAGATGAGAACAGTAGAAACAGTGAGTTATGGAATTAATTGGACTTAGTGAGAAGTGTTCATGGTGTCCCCTGCAGACACCTAATGAATGTCGTAAGTGCAGGGGATTTATGATGAATTACAGAAGTGAAGAATTTTATGCCCGCATTTATGCCCACAAAGGCAATTCATGAGACATTTTGAAGGGGTGAGAAGTGGCTGCGTTTCCAGTTTTGATAGTCGGCATAAACCCACCTGGATGCGCTGCCGATTTTGTGCGGGGAAGGCAATTTACCTTTCTTGATTTCTGAGTAAATGAACGTTTTACCCATGCCAGAATCCTCCATCATGAACTTCAAGTCAACAAGCGAGTCATCGCGTAATTCGCGCATAGGTTTTATCTCCGGTTTGGGAATCGAACTTGGAGGGAAGGGATATCTTGAGAAATGCACAGGCCTCATCGAGTGTGAGACTGTGTGATTCCATGGTTACTCCTGGTCAGAAAGAAGCTCTTTTATCCATTTATATGTTTTTGGTGCTCGCTTATCTGGCCTCTTAAGCTCAAGCTTAAGCAGAGCAATAAGTGAATCCCACTCACGTAAAATCGGAGAAAACCGCTTTACCTTTTTCGCTATGAGCGGAAAGCTATCTTTAATTTCAGGTATTTCATCTACGAGCATCATGCATCTTCGCAAATCTGCAGGGTCGCTTGGTGCGTCAAACCGTCCGTGGTAGAAGTTCTTTTCCAGCCCAAGAGCAATAGATGCCATAGTTGCGCTACTTATGCCAACATGGCCTTTCGTTTGCCACTTCAATACCTTCATTGCTAAATCAGACATCATTCACTCCATAAAACAAAACTCGCCGTAGCGAGTTCAGATAAAAGAAATCCGCATTAAGCGGCGTCGGTGAATTCAAATAAAAAACCGGCTTGCGCCGGCTCTCTCATCTTTCTGTCTACCCACGCTGATATCGATGGTGGGTGCACCTTTTCAATAGCTGCGCGAAGTACAGCTGTACGTGCCAGTTTGTCGGTAATCTCAGGAAATCGCCTCTCTGTCTTCGGTACGTTAACAGCAACATTAGTAGAATCCGCACTGGCGAACGGATACATACCAAGAACTCTCACGTCGAGCATTCGAAGACCATGAATTTTCACTTTCAAATTACGATTGATATAAAGCTCAGCGAAAACTTCATCCATTCTCTGTTGCCACCATTTAGAGCGTATGTGCCTGTGTGGGCCGCAGCATCCAATCGCTACCCATTCAAATTTGCCAGAAAGGCGTAAAAGACGTTCAATTGATTCGTCGGTGTGCCAGACCGGAACCGCTTTTGATTTGAGCCAATCAGGAACCAACTCAATCTGCTCGTCGTTTTCTGCCTCTGTCCCTTCGATAACGTCAGGTATAAGAAACCATTCAATTCTGCTGAACCACTTCCCAACAAAGTCGTAGAATTTTGCACGTCTCTTACTCCAGTCTACAGGAGTACCTTTCTTAAATGCTTTCATCCAGTCGCTAAAAGCGCCGTTATCAAGGCGTATGTCACAAGGGAACATGGCAATCTTTTTCATCTGCTCTGGTCTGGCAAATGAAACAAAAGCCCCACCATCACGGTAAAGGGCTTTAATCAGCATATCTGTAGGGGCATGCTCATCCCCCCATATTGGGCTGCCGTGAAAGTGGATGGTCATATTATTCCCATATAAAAGAAATCCCCGCGAGTGCGAGGATTGTCATTCATTGTCGATATTCACCTTTATCGCGAACACCTTTACCGGTTTATCGCCGAAGTGGGGATGTGTGATTGTCTTGATTTCATATCCTTCATACGGGACGTCAATTCTGCGGCTGGAATCGTCGCGCTTCGGATATCCCTTTGTGATAATCAGGCGGTCATACTCCCGGAACATAATTCGCTTATTCCAGTAATCATTACACAAGCGATACTCTTCCGTTTTCTCTCCGCGAATCATGGCATCGAAGTATTCACCTTTGACGGCAAGTTGCAGGTTAGCCACGGTTAACCTCCTGCTGCGGTTCCGGTAGCGGCATCCAGTGTGTGACATTGCTAATCAGGTCATATTCATTAGTTTGAGGATGGTTGCCGCTATCATCTCCATATTTAAGACTCTCCATAAAACCATAATGCTTATTCCCATTAACTCTCACAAAGCCGTAATAAGCAGGTATAACGCCGATCTCACACGTAATCAGCAAAGGAAAACTAGTTCTCCAATTTAGCTCGCCAATTATAGGCATTCTCTCACTACAGCTTATCCAACCATCCTGAGTTACTGGAGAGCTTCCGGCGAACCCGGGCATATCTGGACCTTTTCTGATAGCTTTAGCCAGCTCCAGCGGGTCATCGTAAAGCCAGTCGCCTGTAAGCGGGTGGTTTGCTTCTGCAAGCTGCGCAGCCCATTCAAGGCCGTCTTTTTGACCTTGCAGATAATACAGCGCCAACTCATCATGATTACTTACAGGTTCAGCACCCTGAAGCATGGCGGCGCGGCAGGAATTCATAAATTCCAGCGCAGTCACCAGGTCGCGCCTGTTGACCTTGCAAGAATGCTCATCGATGTGGTGCCATTCACTTAGATGGTCTGCCTGATACTGGAAACGCTCAATGATGCCACTGATATCTTCCGGCACTACCGGAACTGGCTGGGCGTGACGATAGAGCGGGATATCTCCCACCTCCTGGTTTTGTTTACCCCAAATCAAAGAGGTTTCTCGACCCCTGGCAATATGATGAAGATTTCGTTCGTCGGTGAACACAACGGGGTCGGCACCTTTCTCCGCTTCGAGCGATGCCAGCGCTATACGCGCCAGATCCTCCGCCTCTTCTGCCGGCAGCATAACGTTGCTATCAGCTCCATATGTTTCGCGCCAATGCTGAATTTTGAGCAGGCGTTCTTTGGTAATAGTCATGGTGTACTCCAGTTATCTTCGATAGCCACACTAAGTCGGTGCAGCCAGTCAGCTAATTTCAGCATGCTTCGCGTTCGCTAAACCCTTCCGGAAAACCTTCAAGTTCAACGAAAGGCTTAAACCGCCCGAAGGAGTCGTTCTTAACTGTAAGTTTCTGTTCAAGCGTGGTCTTCTTAACCTTGCTGTGATGCCGTAGAAGGTAAACAGACTGAGATTTTTGGGTTTCCGGATCGTATTCGTAGGAAGTCAGAATCATCTGGCTGCCGCCGCGATTTAATCCTCGCCACATGGTCACTCCCCCTCAACCTTGATGCCAGCGGCATGGATTGCATTAGCACATTCATTTCTCATGCTGGATGCACCATCAGCAAATCCCTCGTACCGCTCAGCAGTAGAGCCAAGAACTGGAAGTTTAGGGAGGCAAACTGTCCGCGCCTCCAGCTCTGCTATGCGACTCTCGGCACTGTTTGCACGGGTGTGTTGTGTAATAAGCGATCGATTCGCCATTACTAATTTCTCGCGCTCTGCATTTAATGCAGCCGCCAGCTTATCTGCGCGGTACCGCTCATTATCAAAGCTGATACGCCAGTTTTCCCGCTCCTGCTCTGCGGCTGCCAGTTGCTCCCGTGCCTGTCGCATATCATCACGCAGCGCCAGCGCCACGGCCTCTATTGCGTCTTTTTCCCGCTGGAGTTGAATATTCTCGTCAAGCAGCGCCAGCACATCCGGGTCGCTCACATCGACGACAGTGACGCGTGATTGCTCGTAGTGGTCATCTGCGATACTGCGACCTTCTGCGTAGTGGCAACCTTTAGCGTCGTATGTCGCGCCCGTGCAGCCATAGGTAATTCGACTGGCAGACATGCGCTGTATAGTCATTTCTTTGCCGCAAATATGGCATTCAGGTACAGGTTTTGGTGAATAGCGCTCACGAAGCGCCTGTTTGTCGATGTTGCTCATTGGGCAGTCTCCATTAGTTGCATTACGTGTCGCTTGTGCTCTTCGCTTTGCGGAACGCCAGTAAAGTTCACCACCATGAAATAAGCCAAGCGATCCTTGTACGTCACCTCATCCAGCACAACTGCTGGGAGTGGACGACGCCCAAATCCCAATTGCTCCGCACGAGTCATGTCTCGCCAGTAAAGCGGACCATCAGCTAGGATGATTGGAATCTCATTGGTGATGAATTTTTTCAAAGTGGTGAGACGCTGCTTACCGTCAACAACTTCTATGTAAGGAAGTTCACGCGAACACCAGTCAGGTGCCTTTGCCAGCGCCACTGAGCCGATAGGAAAACCAGAAATAACTGCGTTTAAGAATGCCTGCTGCTCTTCATGCCCCCAGACATACCCGCGCTGATAATTGGCATCAAAATCAAGTTCACCGCCAATGATCCAGTGAATGTACATATAAACCGGGTACTCACCGGTGCGCGCGTCGAATACCTGAGCATTGCGAATTCGGTTGCTCATTGAGCTGCCTCCTCGCATTTGTGATTTTCTGGATCATCGGCTTTGAAATAACCGCCGCAGATTTTGCAGGGTATCGTCGGCACTTCGTCGTAATTTGAGGTTCCCGTAATCATGACTGCACTCCTTTGCGAAGCTGGGCGGCGATATCTTCGATAACGCCATCGGCGAATGAGCGATCAAAATCGCCTTCCGGCGCATCAGCCATAAATTCTGTGGAGGTCAGTATCATTCGTGCGATGTCCGCAGCGTTCTTTGCTGTGTCGTCGATAAATCCTGCATCCCATGCGGCCAGCATTCGGTTAGCAACAAAGTAAGCGCCTTCCTTGTGGGCCTTAGCCCGCACCTCAGCCAGAAAAGCGTCAGTGGCTGGGGTCTCAGTGAAATCGTCCACCCACGTATCGCCAACGTCCTCGCACTCGCGACGACAATATTCGTTGAATTCGACATCTGATTTTTTCAGTGCAGTGTTCTCCGCTGCCATCGCCGAAAACTTCTCGTGTGCCAACTTAACAACTGCATTAGCCTGCTTAAGTGACTCCATTGCTTTATCGTTATCCGCCGCTAACGCCGCGTATTTAGCATCAAGTTCCGCATAATCACTATGACGCACCATATCAGTACAGAATGATTCTCCTGTTATTGGTGGTGATAACTGGTCACTGACAATCGTGTATATTTTCACTTCTTTCATTTCTTCCCACTCCGCAACATTGCATTCAGATATTTGTTTTCATTCACTGATGGAAAACTCTTTCTCGCCAGCATTTCTTCGCGTGGAATATCGTTGATGGGCTTGAAGCGGTGTCGAATAATCATTTCAGATGGCAGGATACCGGGGTCATAGGACAAACCTCTCATGATGAATTCCTCAGTTATTGCTGATAGCGCCGTAACGCGAACGGTAATTTTTAAGGCGCGGGTCTATTTCAATGAATTGGGTGTAAGTGGCTTTGCGGAATGGCCGGATGGATGTCTGGTAAATTCGCTCGCGTTCTTCTTTCTCTGCGAGCCACATACAGTGGCGAAATTCCTTTTCCTCTTTCGTTTCCTGCGGTAGTGACATTATCAGGTCGTAGTTTTTTCTGAATTTATCCAGCACCTCCGAGACGGAATTGCCGGAACAGCGGCGCGGGTCATCCGCACCATACAAAGGCGCTGGCATAATTTACTCCAGGGTAGGTTATCCGAATAATGTGGTACGTATAGGGTTATTTCTTTCGTAAACGTGATAGCCTGCTTTTTACCGACTCTTCACTTCGCCCGAGAATTTTTGCTACATTTCTTTGTGTATAGCCTGATGAGATAAGCGTCTGCATTCTTTTGTCTTCGTCGTCGCTCCATCTTGGCTTAACGAATGCCGTTTTTAATGACAGTTTTTTTGCTATGTAATAAAACTGATTTATGTTTAGGCCCAGATGTTCTGCTGCACGGCAAGCTACCATGCGACCGCAAACTGACTCCATCTCAGCTGGAGTTATGTTTAATCTTCTCATTAAGCCACCTGTTTAAGCTCATTTATTCTGATATTCATTACCTGAACGCATTTATCCTGCGCCTCCTCGTTGCCAGCCAATAATTGCCAGTCATGCTGATAACGCTCGATGAGTTTTTTCTTATCAGTTTCTTTCGAAGCATAATCGCTGAAGTCTTTCAGGATTTGTTCGCAGTCAACCGATGGAGATTTCTGGTTGGTATTTTCTGGTGATGGTTGATTGCCTGATGCTGGCATGGCCCAGTTCGGCAGCGATGGAGGGAGCCAGTAAAATCCTGTTCCATCCTTCAGTTTGGCCCTGTGCCATCCTTGTTTCTTATCACTGGATATCTGCGCAAAACCTTCCTCAAGGTTATACAGATACCGACCAATTCCCCACTGAACGGCAGCACGCTTCATTGCGCCGGAGCGACCACCTTTGACGGCTTCTACCTGTGTGTTTTCAGCAGCATCCCATTTAGTTACCCATTCGGAATCAATCTTGATTGATATGCCGCATTCAACGCCACCGTTGTTGGGTATATCGCGGTATTCATTGCGCCATCCTGCTTTGCCGCAAACATCGTCCAGGCGTTTCATGATTGCCCTGTTTGTGACATAAGCCAGCACCAAAGCCCACACTTTGCCATCGCGTGTTTTACCGCTTTGCTGTATTCGCCACTCAATATCTTCAGCTGCGAACGGTTCATCTAACTGATCCAGATTCATGAGTAATACCCCGCAAATTCATCCCAGCTAATAACCGGATTCTGCCGTTCTGCGGCTAAGTTAATTTGCTGCTCCACTTCCTCATCAATTTCAGGAGAAATGAGAGCAATAAATTCTTCATCATCAAAATCATGCAACATGACGCGCCTCCCATTCTTCGTCCTGCCACTTATCCCAACCAAGAGCTATTCCGGCAGCCCATGTATACGCATCAGACATTCCCTGTTTTGTATCCGGAAATACTTTCTCATATAGCTTGTTGAACTCCCTGTTTCCTTGCTGAACAAGAATTGTTCCATTAACAGGCGTAATGGTCATGGCGTGGCACTCCTGGCTGATTAAGAATTTCACCGAGACGTTTCCATCCGGCCCGTAATTTTCTGGTTATACGCTCTAAAAGTGATTCATTAAGTTGGGCGATACCCATGACGGCACCGCCCGCGATAGCAAATGTCATCGTGGGATTCTCCATTTTCATTTATTGGCATAGCTAAAACGCCTCGATATGAAGCGCTGTGGATATGCGATAAAACAGCCGCACTCAGGCGGCGGCTGTTGTTTCTTCTTTCAGGCTTTCGATATATTCACGCGGGTCGTCGTAACACTGGCATTCGCTATACCAATCCACCCAGCGATCCGTAAGCTCCATTTCTTCCAAATCCTGGTCAGTAAGGCTCTCATCCCACATCTCAAGGCCGTTAGCGTTGCAGTAATCAGGTTTGATGTTGTTGTCATACTGAAATGCGTCATAATCAGCCAGTGCATCCATCACTCGCACACCCTCTTCAACACTTGCTACTTCTACAATGAATGGCTTCATAGGAACTTGCGGGATATGCCAGACACGTAATTTCATATTTCCTCCAGGTAAAAAGAATGCCGCCCATATAGAGCGGCAAATAACATCAAGGGATTATTTTTCGATTAACCAGAACGAGTCGTCGTCCTCGCTTGGTTACGAGCGATATTGCTCACATAGCAGACTCGTAAATCTGCTATAGGTGCTTATTCGCTGCCAAAAATACGCTTACCCAGTTACTTCATCTGCATATTCTTTACTTGTTAACCAATCCGGGCGTTCACCTTTACCAATATAGAAATCGATAATGTCAAGAAGACGTGGATAAAATTTAAGAGCTTTACGACCATCCATCTCAGCAATTTCCTGCTTACTATATTTTCTCCATTCCTCAACTGTGTGGTTCTGGCATCCTGCTCGTACATATTCACCGTTCGTTATACTTATGAAGTATTTCTCACCCAGAATTACGAAAGTGAGATCAGGCAGGTCGGCACCGCACAGGTCGGCACCGCACAGGTCGGCACCGCACAGGTCGGCACCGCGCAGGTTGGCACCGCGCAGGTCGGCACCGCACAGGTCGGCACCGCACAGGTCGGCACCGCGCAGGTTGGCACCGCGCAGGTTGGCACCGCACAGGTTGGCACCGCGCAGGTTGGCACCGTACAGGTCGGCACCGCGCAGGTTGGCACCGCACAGGTAGGCACCGCACAGGTCGGCACCGCGCAGGTTGGCACCGTACAGGTTGGCACCGCGCAGGTTGGCTCTCGATCCGCTCTCATGTATTGAGGTAATCCACACTTTGTGCTCTTCAAGAATCTTCGATAAATCTGCTGAATTCATGTTGTTATTCCTTAAATTTTGGCAATAAAAAAGGCCGCATTGCGACCTGATTAGATATTTGAAGTGAGATAAAAGAAGGCCAACTATGCTTTTCTGGCAAATTCAGCAGGTAGTTCATCAACTATCTGGTGGCTTAGGATTAAATACTTTCCATCCTTCACCACATATGCATACTTCTGATTTTTAATCATCAGATGTTCAGCTACCGCTTTAACTGCTTGCTCAGTAACATCTTCCTTTTTTCCCACCCACATTCCTTTTTCAGTATTCAAGGTTCCCTGAAAAATCTGGCCTGTTAGTGGGCTTGCACCCATAGTTTTGATTTTCATATTCACCTCAAATAAGCGGCTTACTGCTCAGCTTCATGCGCTGAACTGCGTGGATTTTGTTCCCGAGCGGATTAGCGTCCCGGTAGTAAATGCGGTTCTTCTTAACCGCTGTTACTTCAACTTTCTTCTGACGCGTTCCGGAAAGCAAAATGGCTTTGGTAACGCGGTCAATTCTTTTGGCTTTAACTTCCTGAGAAGCATCAGGAGCATCGCAGCCAAAAATTGAATCGATGATATTGCAGATGGTGTCGCGCTCTATGGCTAGCTTTCTGCGCCGCTCATGACGGCGAGTTTTAGCATTGCCTGCAAACGTTGACTTCCCGTAGGTGATAACCGTCATGATTTAATCCTCATGTGAAATGGCTTTGGTGGTGTGACCAGACTTGAACTGGTGACGCGATTCCACGGCTTAGCCCACGAATCCGCTCTACCTGCTGAGCTACACACCGCCAAACCCATCTCGTTTGGTATCTGTTCGCGCTTTGTCAGCGCATCATCGAAGTTAAAGAGCGTTGCCTTTCCGTTTGGCTACCAGCGTCCTGCTGATGGCTAAACAATACAAAATGTACTTAACATCGTCAATACAAAATGTACTGAAAATTGATAAATAAATACTATGTGTATGAAATTGAATGGAAAAAATATTTTGGTATTAAAAAACCCGCATAAGCGGGCTAGGGGAGGGAATTGTTAGAGGCCTTGCCATTTTGCTTCAATGACAACACCGATAATGCGGCAATTTCCGTTTATGGGGATCATGTGATAGCTGGGGTTTAACGGTTTAAGATATTTCTGTCCAGCGTCAACAATATATTTCTTGAAGGTTGCCTCGTTTTCAGACTCAAGCTTTGCCACCACGAGTCTTCCATTAGTCGGTTCGATAGCCGGATCAACAAGAATTTGCATTCCTTCCGGTATGCTTAATCCTGTGGGAGATGTCATAGAGTCGCCACGAACGGTTAGCCAGAATGACCTTTCGCTTGCATGTGCAGTTGTCTCAGGCCACACCTCTATTTCTCGGAGTTGGTAAGGTTCAATAGCCTCACACCAGTTACCTGCGCTCACCCAGCTAATCAGGGGAAATCTCCTTATTTCTGTGTGTGGACGAGGACTTGAAACATTGTTCAGGTTGGAGTCTGGATAATCAACCATCCCATCAGAACTTAATACTAGCTCCTTCAATCCTAGCTGCTTCATGATCGCTGCAATATCTTCAATACTTGGTTCGCGGCGGCCATTAAGCCAATGACCTATCGCCCCCTGAGTCTTACCGAGAGCTTCAGCAAGTTTATCCTGGGTTAGGCCTATTTGTTTCATTCTGGCTTTCGCCAGCTCATTCCACGGTGTCTTCATGCGCCGATTATTACGAGATGTATTGACTGTGACAACACACATATTGTATTAATTACCTTGCTTTTATTTAGTACGAAATGTATTATTAGGTTACGTACCATCCTGAGGAGATATACCGATGAGCAATCTTCGGAAAATCCGGGAAACCATGAAGGTATCCCAGGCCGTTCTGGCCGAAAAGGTTGGGTGTACTCAGGGAGCAATTGGTCATTACGAATCAGGGCGACGCCATCCGGATTTGAGAATGTGCCGCCAGCTCGTAGAGGCGCTCAACAGTTTTGGCGCGAATGTTCAGTTAGACGATGTGTTCCCACCTGAACTTAATGCTGCCTAAGTAGTACCGCTCTTTACCAATCTGAACCGCCGACAACGCGGTAAATCTATTAAGCGGATTTGCGTGTATTTGCGAATCCAACTCTATCTAATTTCTAAGGAATATTTTGAATGAACGTAGTTGCAACTAAAAGCAAGAAGGCGGCTCGCATTGAGTCCACTTTACTCAACAAGTTAGCCATGATGGGACAGAAGACATTCGCTAAAGCTATGGGTGTTCCTGAATACCAGGTAAGCCGATGGAAGAACGGTTTCTTCTCTCAGGTCAGCATGATGCTTGCGGTTCTGGAGTATGGAATCGAAGACGAGGAAATGGCAGAGCTCACCAGGCGACTTGCTACCTACCTGACAAAAGAAAAAGCCCCGAAGAACGGCGAATTCTTCGAGGCCTGATGTAGAAATACTGGATCAATCCACAGGAGTAATTATGCCAAAACAACTCAGTCCTGACCAGGACAAATTACACAAAAACATACTACGTGATCGGTTCTTATCCAGCTTCAAACAGCCTGGTCGATTTCGGGCTGAGTTGGAGAAAGTGAAGCTAATACTGAAGAGGAAAGGTCATGAGTAATCTTGCAACAGTTACACCGATAAAACCTCATCTGGAGGTTGTGGAGCATCGCGTGGCAGAACTCGACGATGGCTACACCCGGACTGCAAATACACTGCTGGAAGCTGTCATGCTTTCTGGGCTTACTCAACATCAGCTACTGATTGTTATGGCTGTGTGGCGCAAGACATACGGTTATAACAAAAAAATAGATTGGATCGGAAATGAACAGTTCGCTGAACTCACTGGCATGGCGCCAACCAAATGTTCTTCCGCCAAAAACGAGCTTATCAGAATGGGAGTTCTCACTCAGGTGGGGCGTCAGGTTGGTATGAATAAAAATATTTCCGAGTGGAAGACGAAGGTTAACGGATTCGGTAAAACATTTACCAGATCGGTAAAACTAACCTTCACCAAATCGGTAAAAACCAATTTACCGAATCAGTCAAACACAAAAGACAATATACAAAAGACAATAAATACAAATACCCCCTTACCCCCTAACGGGGGCGGCAATGAGCAGGTTAAACCTGAACGTCGCAAGGCAGAACGAATCGACTATGAATCCTTCCTGAACGCCTACAACACCGAAGTTGGTGACAGACTTCCACATGCTGTTTCGGTCAACGAGAAACGGAAACGCCGCATGAAGAAAATCATCCCGCAACTGAAAACGCCAAACGTGGACGGTTTCAGGGCGTATGTCAGGGCGTTTGTGCATCAGGCCAAGCCGTTTTACTTCGGAGACAACGACACAGGCTGGACGGCCGATTTTGATTACCTGCTGAGGGAAGATTCGTTAACGGGAGTTCGGGAAGGGAAGTTTGCAGACAGGGGGATTGCATGAGACAGGATATCGAAGCGAGCGTTATCGGTGGCTTGCTGATTGGTGGATTAACACCAACCGCGAGTGACGTTCTGGCAACGCTGGAGCCTGAAGCATTCTCAATTCCGCTTTACCGGAAAGCTTTTGAAATTATTCGAAAGCAGGCCAGAAACAGGAACCTGATTGATGGACTGATGGTGGCCGAGGAGTGCGGGGATGAATACGCAACGGCGGTGATGATGACTGCGCGGTCATGTCCCAGCGCTGCAAACCTGAAAGGTTATGCCGGAATGGTTGCAGACAGTTATCAACGGCGTCAGGTTCTACAGCTATTGGATGAGATGCGAGAGCCCATCAGTAACGGCACGCTGGATGCTTCTGGTAGAGCGATGGACGATCTAGTTAAGCGCCTTTCAGCCATCAGGAAGCCACGTGACGAGGTTAAACCTGTGCGACTGGGGGAAATTATCAGTGATTACACTGACACGCTTGACAGGCGTCTGAGGAACGGAGAAGAGTCGGATACCCTGAAGACCGGAATCGAAGAGCTTGACGCTATCACCGGAGGGATGAACGCAGAAGACCTTGTGATTATTGCTGCTCGTCCAGGTATGGGTAAAACCGAACTGGCGCTGAAGATAGCCGAAGGCGTGGCAGGTCGTGTTATTCCTGGTTCTGGCGTCCGGCGCGGTGTGTTGATTTTCTCGATGGAAATGAGCGCCATTCAGGTTGTTGAGAGAGGGATTGCCGGCGCAGGAATGATGTCGGTCAGTGTGCTGCGTAACCCGTCACGTATGGACGATGAAGGATGGGCGAGAGTTGCAAGCGGGATGAAGTTGCTGGCAGATCTGGATGTGTGGGTAGTTGACGCATCGCGTTTGTCTGTCGAAGAAATCAGGTCCATTTCCGAACGTCACAAGCAGGAGCATCCTAATCTGTCACTGATTATGGCTGACTATCTCGGGCTAATTGAGAAACCAAAAGCGGAACGTAATGACCTCGCCATAGCACATATCTCCGGTAGCCTGAAAGCGATGGCGAAAGACCTGAAAACTCCAGTTATCTCCCTAAGCCAGCTCTCCCGCGATGTTGAGAAGCGGCCAAACAAGCGCCCGACAAACGCAGATTTGCGGGATTCAGGAAGCATTGAACAGGACGCAGACTCAATCATCATGCTCTATCGGGAAGCGGTATATGACGAGAACAGTAGCGCCGCGCCATTTGCTGAAATCATCGTGACGAAAAACCGTTTTGGCTCGCTTGGTACGGTTTACCAGCGGTTCTGCAACGGACACTTTGTTGCATGTGACCAGGATGAAGCCAGACAGATTTGCACAGCATCAAATGCACCTGCTGCGCGTGGCAGACGATATGCACAAGGGGCTGACGTATGACCATCTACATCACTGAGCTAATAACAGGCCTGCTGGTAATCGCAGGCCTTTTTATTTGGGGGAGAGGGAAGCATGGTTAATTGGATGCTCGTCGCCATCAAATGCATTGGCGTTGGATGGATTCTTCTGACGTTTTTTATTGTTCTGCGTAGCTACATTAGCCTTGTTAATGGCGGTAAAGACCCATTCTCTATGTTGTTTGGTGCTGCGTTTACCTGGGTACTTATCGGAATTGTACCTGTAGCGATAGCAAAAATGGCGTGGTGTTTTATCAACTAAAAGTGAGAGTAATGATGAAAATATCCGAGATTAACTATTCAGTGATTTTTGACGCGCTTAAAGCGTATTACGAAGTGGAAGAAGATGACTCAGTATGGGAAATATTTAATCAGGCAGATGACCAGATTGAAGAAATCGCTAATGCACTGAAAGTGTTAGGCGAGTGATGGAGAGGAATATGGACGAATCAAGAAAGCAGTTTGAAGAATGGTTTAAAAACAAATATCACGTTTCAAGTGACGTGATGAAGATTATGCATATCAAGGTCGAGATTGCATGGGAGTCGTGGCAGGCATCGCGAGCAGCTATTGAAATTAATTTGCAAAAGCCAAAGCGAGGACCACTTTACGGTGATTATCACATTGGCTATGACTCAGGTGCAGAATCACAATACGAAAGCGATGTAGAGGCCATCCGTGCCGCTGGAATCAAAGTGAAGGAGTGAGTATGAGCGCATACGAAGAAATCATGTTAGCCCTGCGATTCTTTTTCGATGTGGAAGAAGATGAAAACGTAAAAAAGATTATTGGCTACGACCGTGACCCGATAGGCACTATTTCTGCCGCACTTGACGATTACAGGAGCGTGGAAGATGAAGCAAACATACCTGCTTCGCAACGAAGCAATCAGAAATAACGCCATAGACGCCATTCTCTCACTACCCATCGACGACAAGTCACCCCACGAAGTCCACGTCAAAGAACCTAAGCGAACCAAAGCGCAGAACGACCGTATGTGGCCGATGCTTCAGGACGTCTCCCGTCAGGTGCCTTGGCATGGTCAACGACTGTCTCCGGAAGACTGGAAAGACATCTTCACCGCGCTGTGGCTCAAGACTAAAAAGCTGGAGCAAAGAAGCGTACCAGGTATTGATGGCGGTGTTGTTCTTCTTGGGGTGCGTACCAGCAAGATGAGGAAGGCGAGCATGACAGAGCTTATCGAAATTATGTTCTGGTTCGGCTCAGAACGTAACGTGCGATGGAGTGATGATTCCCGGCGAGAGTACGAGTGGTCAAAACGAACAGGGAGAGTTGCATGAAACACTGCTACCGCTGCGGAGAAAGCAAAGACGATTATCGATTCCGGCCAAATCAACCTTATTGGCACCAATGGTGTATCAGATGTGAGCGGTCGCCAGTAGGTAATTTCCCGCTGCCAGAGACGAAGGAGGACGTATGGCACGACAGCGACGAAGTATCACCGACATAATCTGCGAAAACTGCAAATACCTTCCAACGAAATGCTCCAGAAATAAACGCAAGCCAATCCCAAAAGAATCTGACGTAAAAACCTTCAACTACACGGCTCACTTGTGGGATATCCGGTGGCTAAGACATCGTGCGAGGAAATGACAATGCTTTTAATTCAACCAGGATTTGGCCTGAGCATCAAAAAAGGGCACATGTTTGGCGAGAAAGAGTCTCAACGAAAAATGGTGTCTATCCGGTTGCCATTTATCAGTATTTATTGGTTAAACAGGGAGGCAACAAATTATTGGTATACATGCGCGCGTGCCGCATTTAATGACCCTGACTGGTTTATTGAAAACCATCATGCAGTTCGTCAGGCGAAACGAAAATCCACCATAACAAAAATGAAAGCGTATCGGGACGCTTGGGAAGAACATAGAAATCGATACCAAAAGGACATTGAAAAGCTGAAATCAGAAAACACTGAGATAAAACGAAGGCTAGGGGAAGCGAAAAGGGATATTGATGCCTATAAGCGGCTTGTAGGTGGTGATAGCCATGCTTAGCCCAACTCAAATCATGCAATACCAGAAAGAAAGCGTCGATCGAGCTTTAACGTGCGCTAACTGCGGTCAGAAGCTGCATGTGCTGGAAGTTCATGTATGTGAAGCGTGCTGCGCAGAACTGATGAGCGATCCGAATAGCTCAATGTACGAGGAAGAAGACGATGAGTGATTCGTTTAGTAGCTCTGATTATTTGTATTTTGTTTTAGTACCTGTGGCAGAAGTATTCCGCTCTCGATTTCCTGAAGGCTCAGCACCATTTAATGCCATTCGCACTTACTCAAAATGCAGAGTGAAATTTACAGGTAAGCGGCTGGAAAGAGAGTGGCAGGAATTCTGCAAAAAACATGACCTAAAAAATGACCCTGAACTGGAGTATTAAATGGCTAACTTACGCAAAGAAGCGCGCGGCAGAGAATGCCAGGTACGTATTTATGGCGTATGTAATGGCAATCCTGAAACTACAGTTCTGGCACATTACCGGATGGCTGGAATTTGCGGAACGGGGATGAAGCCTGACGACCTGATCGGTGCATGGGCTTGTAGCGCGTGTCACGATGAAATCGATCGACGAACCCATATTCTCGACAACAAAGACGCCAGACTTTACCACCTCGAAGGCGTGATCAGGACGCAGGCGATACTGCTGAAGGAGGGGAAGATTAAGGCATGAAAACATACCGAATAAAATTGCCGTGGCCTCCTTCAAACAACCGATATTGGCGACACTCAAGAGGGATCCACTACATCAGCGATTGGGGAAAGCGATACCGAAAAGAAGTAATCGAAATAATCCAGCAACAACAGTTAGATATCAAAATAACACCACGCATCAGAATCACCATCCACGCAGCACCTCCCGATAACCGCAAACGCGACCTAGACAATTTGCCAAAGGCCGTTTTTGACGCACTCACCAGTGCGGGATTCTGGCTGGATGACGGTCAGATAGACGATATGCGTATCAAGCGCTGTCAGGCGATTAAAGGAGGGATGCTTGTGCTGGTAGTGACTGAGACGTGCGGAAATTTGCCAATGATTACGGAACTACTGGAGGCCGCATGACACACACTATCAAAACCATTCCAGACATGCTCATAGAGACATATGGAAACCAGACAGAAGTAGCACGGCGCTTATCGTGCCACCGCAACACAGTCAGGCGTTATCTGTACGACAAAGAAGCCAGGTATCACGCCATCGTTAACGGCGTTTTAATGATTCATCAGGGCGGGAGAGGTATCTATGACCGTAACCAGCATTAACCAGGCCAAACAGCAGCGTGAACTGGTGAACCGGCTTGGATTGAACAAGCCGTCGGGAGGCAATGCTGCATGAGACTCGAAAGCGTAGCTAAATTTCATTCGCCAAAAAGCCCGATGATGAGTGACTCACCGCGGGCTACGGCTTCTGACTCTCTTTCCGGTACTGATGTGATGGCTGCTATGGGGATGGCGCAATCACAAGCCGGATTCGGAATGGCTGCATTCTGCGGTAAGCACGAACTCAGCCAGAACGACAAACAAAAGGCTATCAACTATCTGATGCAATTTGCACACAAGGTATCGGGGAAATACCGCGGTGTGGCAAAGCTTGAAGGAAATACTAAGGCAAAGGTACTGCAAGTGCTCGCAACATTTGCTTATGCTGATTATTGCCGTAGTGCTGCGACGCCGGGAGCAAGATGCAGAGATTGTCACGGTACAGGCCGGGCGGTTGATATTTCCAAAACTGAACAGTGGGGAAGAGTTGTTGAGAAGGAGTGCGGAAGATGCAAGGGCGTCGGCTATTCAAGGGTGCCGGCAAGCGCCGCATATCGCGCCATAACGATGCTAATCCCAAACCTTACCCAACCAACCTGGTCACGCACTGTTAAGCCGCTGTATGACGCTTTGGTGGTGCAATGCCACAAGGAAGAGTCAATCGCAGACAATATTTTGAATGCGGTCACGCGTTAATAGCATGATTGCCACGGATGGCAACATATTAACAGCATGATATTGACTTTTTGAATAAAGTTGGGTAAATTTGACTCAAGAATGGCAGATTTATATCAGTTCACATTCTTTCAGTTTTTACCCACCTCATCTTTAAGTTCTAAGCGCACTGACATGCGCATCATAAACTCGAGAGCACATAGGAATAGAGCCTGAGAAATATCGCTTTTGGCGACTTCTCTCGTGGTGATATTTCTATGTCAGCAGGCTCTAATATCTATGTGGTTCGCCTATGTTAAAACGTGAAGATGCATTGAGACTTTTTAATTACAATCCAGATACTGGAATTCTTACATGGAAGAATCCACCTCGGTCTTCTAGATTTATCTATGGCGCTGTTGTTGGCTATAAAACAAATGGATATCTGCAGGTAAAACTTTATGGAATGCGGCTATATGTCCATAGAATTGCATGGCTGATGGTTTACAATGATTGGCCAACCGATGTGATTGACCATATTAATGGTGATAGGTCTGATAACCGGATAGCCAATCTTCGTGTTGTTACTAACACTCAAAACTCATGGAACAGCAAGATGAGGAAAAACAATTCATCTGGTGTGAAGGGGGTGACTTTTAATTCTGCTGCAAACAAGTGGGTTGGAAGAATTAGGGTCAATGGTAAAAGGGTTCATGTGGGGTGTTTTGACGATATCGAGGAGGCGAGAAAGGCAATGGAAAATGCCAGGATAAAATATCATGGTGAATTCTCCAGTATGGGATAGATGGGTTAATTCGCTCGTTGTGGTAGTGAGATGAAAAGAGGCGGCGCTTACTACCGATTCCGCCTAGTTGGTATCTTCGACGCATCGTCTGGTACTCCAACCATCACAGGCTGAGAGGTCTGTAAAAGTTGACGCAGTACTGGTTGCAAATGTGACCATAGAAGCCCCGCAGAGATGTGGGGCTTTTGTTTTCTTACTTTAATAATTCCTGAGCTTCAACGATCAGTTCGGCATGTCTTTTCATTAGTGGTTCGATAAGATTTTGCTTGTTCTCATCAGAGAACGTTGACATAGATATCTCTAAAGTCTTGTCGGCGATTTCTTGAAGAGTTGCATGTATTGTGTTGAGTCTTCTCGTTTTAAAGTCGTTCATTAATGTTTATCCCTTTACTATGTGAATGCCGAAAATAACACGACATTTCTGAAAGCACATCAAATCAAATACCAGACAGACAAAAATAATCACCTTATCCGCTGTGGCTACGGTGCGGTGTACTTTGCATAAAAGAAAACCCGCGCAATGGCGGGCTTCGTGAAAATGGGCGGCAAGAGACTGCGCTAACAGCCCCCTGCCTGATTTGCTCATGCCATTAGTCACGAACAAACCACGTTACTAATCACTGTATCCTGGATTTGTTCTTTCCAATATCAACCAATTCATAACATTGAACAAATCCTCACGGCTGTGAGGTAAGACATGAAAAAGATGCCAGAAAAACATGATCTGTTAACCGCCATGATGGCGGCAAAGGAGCAGGGCATCGGGGCCATCCTTGCGTTTGCAATGGCGTACCTTCGCGGTCGGTATAATGGCGGTGCGTTTAAGAAAACACTAATAGACGCAACGATGTGCGCCATTATCGCCTGGTTCATTCGTGACCTTTTAGTCTTCGCCGGACTGAGTAGTAATCTTGCTTACATAGCGAGTGTATTTATCGGCTACATCGGCACAGACTCGATTGGTTCGCTAATCAAACGCTTCGCTGCTAAAAAAGCCGGAGTCGATGATGCAAATCAGCAGTAACGGAATCACCATATTAAAACGTGAAGAAGGTGAGAGTCTAAAAGCCTATCCAGATAGCAGGGGGATACCAACCATTGGGGTTGGGCATACCGGAAAAGTGGATGGTAATCCTGTCGTATCAGGGATGACAATCACATCCGAAAAATCGTCTGAACTGCTTAAAGAGGATTTGCAGTGGGTTGAAGATGCGATAAGTAGTCTTGTTCGCGTCCAGCTGAATCAGAACCAGTATGATGCACTATGTAGCCTGATATTCAATATAGGTAAATCAGCATTTGCTGGCTCTACCGTTCTGCGCCAGTTGAATTTAAAGAATTACCAGGCAGCGGCAGATGCTTTCCTGCTATGGAAAAAAGCTGGTAAAGACCCTGATATTCTCCTTCCACGGAGGCGGCGAGAAAGGGCGCTGTTCCTGTCATGATGTTCAACTGGAAAGCGATGTTTGTTGGCCTGTTGCTCGTCTCTCTAATTGTTGCTGTTCGGCTGGCAAATCACTACCGCAATAACGCTATCACTTACAAGGACCAGCGCGACACCGCTACCCACAAGCTGACACTGGCGAACGCGACAATTACCGACATGATGAAGCGCCAGCGTGACGTTGCCGCCCTAGATGCCAGATATACAAAGGAGCTTGCTGATGCTAACGCGACTATCGAAAGTCTCCGTGCTGATGTTTCTGCTGGTCGTAAGCGCCTGCAAGTCGCCGCCACCTGTGCAAAGTCAACGACCGGATCCAGCGGCATGGGCGATGGAGAAAGCCCAAGACTTACAGCAGATGCTGAACTCAATTATTACCGTCTCCGAAGTGGAATCGACAGGATAACCGCGCAGGTTAACTACCTGCAGGAGTACATCAGGAGTCAGTGCTTAAAATAA